CGTTGTATAACTGGTGCTATTTCTTTCATTACTGGGGTAAGTCCAGTTCCAAGTGAAGTAATTAATTCACTAAACACTGGCATAAGTTCTGTTGCTATTGGCAACAACTCATTACCCATTTGTACTTGTAATTCTTTTAATTCTGCTTGTACTCGCCTACTTGCGTTAGCAAAACCGTCTTGCGTTCTATTTAAGTCGCCTTGTTGAACTGCTGTTTTTTGTAATAATAATTCATAGGTCGCCAATGCTTTTTCTTGTTTTGTAAGTTCTGCTGCTGATGTTTTACCAGTCATTGCAAATGCTTGTGTTTTTACATCTGCTTCAAGGATCGCAATACCATAAGTTTTGAGGCTCTCTCTTTCCCCGAGAAGTGCCTTTGAAAATGCTTCCATAACTGGTTTTGCTCCACCTTGTACGTTACTGAACGAAGCAACGTCCCCGGCAAGGGTAGCCATTTTTGTTGATAATTCTGCTGACGCTGAAGCTGTGAAATCAATACCTTGTAAGACTGCACCAGAAGTTGCTAATAATTGTTTTAATTCAAAGGAAGCTAATCCTGCTTTATTAGCAAATTCTTCTACAAACTCGCCTGTTTTTTTTGCAGCCCCTCCAAATGTTGTTTCAAATGCTGCACCTGCTTCTTCTGCGTCGGAAGCTACGCCTAGAGCTTGAACTCCCATTGCAACTGCTGCTGTGCCGACTACGGCAAAACCTTTAGCAGCTGAAATACCTATTTTACCAACACTTCTAGTTAGCTTACCTAATGCACTATCAGATTTACGTGTTGCATTTACTAAACTTTTAGCGTCGCCAATAAAGGCATACCTTAATCTTTTTTCTGCCATATTATGCGACCTTTTTTATCTTGCCTATTACTCTGGTACTACCTGTTGTAAATCTTATTGGTATATTTACAACTTTGTTCATTTCCATTTGCTTTTCTATTGCGTCAAATACACGATCTAAATATTGTTCAGCGATTTGAGGTAAAGCGTTTTGTATTGTCTTACCAACTACATAACCACCGAAACCAGTTTTAAATGCTTTATCGCCAACAAAACTTCTATATAATCTACCTGCACCCGGCCTAGAATTAGGATAAGTACCTATCTTTTTTTGTGGAATTTTGCCTTTTCGTGGTACGAATTGAGTTAAACGGCCAAGCTCTAATGAGAGAATTGCATTGTTGCTGTGTCCTTGTAATTCAATAGACGCTTGGTTTTGTCTTGCACGTGCTTTGATACCTCGTACAGCTAAATCACGCCTTAGTACTGCACGACCTGCAACGGTCTGCCGTTTACCTAATTTAATAGCGTCATTACTGACTTCTTTAGCAATGCCAATGTTTACACGCCTAATAGCTTTGTTTATCTCTTTATCTAAATTTTTAAATTGGCGAAGAAAGTCATTAAGTCCTGCAACTCCTAATGAGCCTTTTTGATTTAATGTTCTTGCTTTTACTAATGCCATTATTTCCTATTTTCTATTTCAACTACTAAAGCATTAATTATTCCAATATCGCTATTGAGCAATTCGTTGGGACTAATGCCGGTTGCTAGACTTAGTTGTGCAATAGAAGTTAGGATTGAACTTTTGGGGTATCACTAGAAAATTCCTTTATGTTTTTAACCTCGGCTAAAAATCCATCGAAGTCTTTAGTTTCCCCTTTTCGTTTAGCGCCTAGCCAAGCCAAATAAGCAGCGTGTTCGTATTTTGCTTCTTTGGGATCAGCTAAAGCGCTAAATCCAACGTCAAATTGTCTTTCAAACTGAACTAAATCTATTGGTCTAATATCAGCTTCTATTTTTTTTCCGTCTTGGTACTCTATTTCGTAACCACCATTCATAGTGTGTACTCCTTTTTACTAGCTTGTCGCTCTAGTAATTGTACCACTTGTTGGAAAAGTTACAGACATAGTTGCTAATTCTCCGACACCGTTCGCTAGTGGTGCGTGTGAACTTACAAGTACTGAACCCGTATATGCTGGATTTGTTGTACTTGTTGAACCTGCGTCTGCTTTTACAATAAATGCAGTTGTAGTTCCCAATAATGGAAACAACGTTACATCTACTTCTGAAGCTGCAAAATCTTGTTGGAACTCAATGCTCAAAGAACCGTCTTTTAATCCACCTGTTCTTGAAACAAAGGTATCGCCCATAGATGTTGTAACTATTTCGTCTGCTGTGATATCTAATGTTACGCTTTGCACGTGATCTGATAAGTTCACGCTGTTTAGCGTCACACTAGCGTTATCTAATACAAATGTTGCCAATGTAAACTCCTTTCAAACTTAATTGTATAAGTTATTAAAGAAGTATGGTTGTGTGTGTTATTCTATACCGATTGTGGCGTGAATACTAAAAGCCGGATTAGTTCCAGATACTGTATAATTTAGTCGCCAATATTGGTCGGTTACTGCACCTGCAACAGATTTAATTTCTGATCCAATTGCTGTTAAAGCTGTAAAAGTTGCACGATCTGTTGGACTTGAAAAACCACTATTGTCATCAGATTGTAATTTAAAAGTAATTGTTGGTGTTGATGTACCACTTACGCCATAACAATGAACAGCAGCATAACAACTATCCCCGGAAGCAACTGCGCCTAATTGATAAGCTGCACTATTTCCAGAAGCTGTAAGTCCTGTGTCTAAAGCAATTGTTCCTCTTACAACAATATCTGATGAAATTGATTTACTAATACTAAATGGTGTTAGCTCTCCGACTGTACCAAATATTGAATAACTAAATAAAGTTGATTTCATAAAATAAGCTGTGTTGCCTATACCTGCGTCTGGTACAGCTGTAACAATTAATTCATTGCCAATACTTGTACCAAGTAAAGCGTCTGGTTGATTTGCCCCGGCGCTGAAAAAACCATCTAATGAAAACGTTGAATCTTTAGTACCACCTATTTTAGTTTTATAACCCCCACCATTAATTACAGTTGCATCTAATTCTTCTGCTGTTATTTCTAAATTGATTGCTGTTGTATGTGAACTTAAATCATAACCACCGATGAAAGCCTTGCCGTCGTTAAATACGAATATAGCCATTTACTTTTTCACTTCTTCCCACGCTTCATTAACATCTGGTGTACTTTTGTCATCACCTATAAATTTTCCGTTTTCTGTTCTTGTTCTTTTTTTATTAGACTTACTTATTTTAGTAGCTTTTATATGTCCACCGTATATTAGTGACTTAGCAACTTGTTCATCATCAATAGTAATAATATCGCCTTTGATTTTATCCATTACTATTTTATTTCCTATGATTTCATATTTAGCCATTTAACTAGTTCCTTTCGTATAAACTTGAATTTCTACATTAGCACCTATTGCGTCAATACCATTAACACTAACATCTGCACTAATATTTGTAACGCTTACACATCTTGAAGATGTATCGGCTAAACCAAGTGTACTATTATTAAATATAGCTTGTCGTATGCTTGTGCCACCTTGTCCTGTAATAAAGGTCGCTAACTTATCTTGTCCACTTCTACTATCTGTTCTTTGACAAGCAACTAAAATATCAAACGTGTAAAGATCTGTTCCACGTTGCATTGATGTGTCGAAATCGATATTTGTAGGAACTATAAACGCAACTGGAAAGTTTAAACCTAAATCCGGGACTGTGTCGTAAACTCTTAAACCTGTAATGTTGTCGTTTAGTGTTGTTTTTATAGCGTCTGCAATTTGGCTCAATGTAGCCATTACGCTACACCTAGAATTGTACCTTTACGAAATGGCGCTAATAATCTTGTGACCTCACGATTTTGTTGAATATTAACAACTCCGAAGTCGCCAACACCTGCAATACCTAGTGGTGCATTTCTCATTGCAAACAACTCTGAAGATAACATTAACGCTGCTTGTCTTATTGGCTCTGGTACTGCTGACCAACCCCACTTAGCTGTAATTTCGGCATTCGCCCTGTTACTTGATAGATCAAGTGGCCATTGATTTGTACTTGAAGCAATAAGGTCAACAATATAAAAAGGTGTGGTTAATATACCACCTGCAACGCTATTTAAAGGTAATAACTGATAATTTGCTGCAACAACTGTTGTTTCATATGTTCCGTCGTCGTCATCATCATATTTGACAACTAAACCTGTTAATGTGTAAAAATCATCTACACGAAGCCTATATGGATTAGTTGTGAAATATTTCCGTGATGTTGCGTTTGTGTCTGCATAAAATATACGACCACAAAAAGCGTCAATTTGACGACTTGCAGCTTCTACACTTTCTTCAAGTAGAGTATCGTCGTTTCCATCGCCTATTCCGACGAATGATTTTAAACCACTTAAAGTACAGTACCCGTTGACAATTGCCATACTAAGTTCCTGTTACTTCTTTTTTTCTACTTTTTTTTCGGTACTAGGTTTTTTACTAGCTGTTTCAACTTTGCCACCCAAATCTTTGATAGCTTTTTTAACTTCTTCAGCACGTTTTGCCTTTCCGTATGTTTCGTAATGTTTTAATTCTTCTTTTAATGCTTTAATTATATCTTTGCTCATATTGTTCTTTCTTTGTGGTTCGGTGTGTCGGTTGCCCGACACACAAAACCAATATTGTTATCCTATCTTCTAATTAGAAAGTAGGTGGAACGAAACCTGTTCCAGATACATAAGCTGCACCTGCAGGGTAACGCCCGGAAGCAAATGCTGAATATCCATAAACAACCATTTTGGTTGTTAGGTTTCCTGCGTTTGTTTCCTCAAATTTGAGTTGCATAACTCCGTCCTCAAATACTTTGAGATCGTCCAATTTAATAGCCCAAAGTAAATCCTCGTTATTACCTGCGCCACCGTTTGTTTGAACGTTAGCGTCTGTGATAACTGGAAGTCCCAATAAAGTACCAACTACGTTTCCGTATTTAGCAGCTTCTCCAACACCTACGGCGTTGTCTGGGTTATTACCTATTGGTAATACCAATGGTCTGTTGGTTGTATCTACACCTGCTGTGAAGAAACCCCAACGTCTTGGGTGCATAAATATGGCTGTTGCCGGTGCAAATCTGTTTGAGTTAACAGTTTGTACAGCGTTAGCCAATTTAGGAAATGCCTCTGCAACAGTTGGCGAGGCATCAGTATAACTGATTGCTCCGATTCCTGTAACTTGAATCATTCCGGTATGTTGCCCGTTGGCTCCAGTACCAGTCCACATTTGTGAATCCATTGTTGTGTAATATGCTGAAAGTAAGTCTTGGAAAATAACATTCTCTAATGAGAATCCACTTCCGCCACCTCTTTCAAGAGCTTGTCTTGAAACATCTTGCTGACCTGCAATAGTGTTAACTGGTACAGTCAATAAAGTGTCATCAATATTTGTCTCTGATACAGCAGTATTTTCAGTAGCTTGAGGAGCTGTTGTTGATCCAGTTGTAATTCTTGAAATCTCGATTTGATTTCCATATTCTGGTAACTGCTCTTTAGAAGCAGCATTGTAAAACGCTGATCCTGCTCTTGCTATTGGTGCGTACATATCTAGCAAATATTGTGGAACAACTAAGCCGGTAAAAGCTCCCGTTCCAACATCTCTTGCTTCATACTCTTGGTGTGAATTTAAACGTTCTTGTGCGTTATAATCGCCCTTACGTGATGAATAAGCGTCCTTAATAAAGCTATGAGCGCCCTCTTTTCTATAAAGAGCGGGTTCATTGACTTCAACTATGGCTTCTTTATCGCCTAAATCTTCATCTTCAACACCTAAGTCATTTCGACTTTCTTTGACTGCTTTCAAAGTTTCAGTAGCTTCTCTTGCTTCTTCAATCTTTTCGTTTAGGTCTTTTACTTCAATGTGAAGTGCTTTTGATCTATCGAATTTATCGTTAAATCCCTCAGCGCTTACATCTAAAGTATCAAGAACTTCAACAAGATTAATAAGTTCAGCTTCTTTACTATCTCTAGCTTCAATTAATTTTTTCATAATATCCTTAGTAATTGTTTTTTATACTTCTGCGTAAGGTGTGTAATTAAGTGTGATATACGGCTTATGACACGGCGTTACGACTGTTTGCGAATACCGTCCCTTTCAAGTTGCATTTTCAACAACTCTACTTTTGGATTGCTTCGCTTTTTATCAGTTTCCGTATCTATTTCCGTGTTAACTTGTTCAGTTACTTTGCTAATAAAACTTTCTAATACTTCTGTGGCTTGGTCGCCATTTCTAGCTTCAGCCAAACTTTTATGTAAAACTTCTATATCTATTCCACGTAACTTTGCACCTGCCCAAGGATTTGCCGGGTATGTTACAACTGAAACATCAAATAGTCTTGCTTCTGATACAAACCGTTCATCTCCTTGTTGATTAAATTCATCACGTACTGCTGCAAAGGCAAATGACATTTCGTTTAAGTCGCCACGCTTCATTGCACTTGCTACTTCTGCAACTTTTGGGTTTGTTGGATCTAATTCAGCCCTAACAAATAAGCCAT